TAATAAATAATTAATGTGGGGCTTCGGCCCCACAGTTTCTTAATTAAGGAGGGAAACACATGGCAGACGTAGTAACAGGACCAGAAGTCCTACAAGAAAATGACAAACGAGTAACACTAAAAATAGTTGTTGAATCAGACGGAAACGGCAGCACAACAGTATTTTTTGATTCTTCAGCTAGATTAGTTAATGGCGCTGCATCACTTGGAACCTTACAAAGAATATGGTTTTCATGTTCTCCAGGAAATGGTTTTGATTCGTTTGCGCGTTTAGATTTTGAAGATTCTGACGGCGATAGACCTTTATTAGGATTAACTGGCGCAGCCTATTGGGATTTTAGAGAGTTTGGTGGATTGCCACCAAGCACTGATGCTAATACCAATGGTGATATTAATTTTGTTGTAGCGGCAGCCGCTGACGCTGGCAACATGTACACAGCAATAGCAGAATTTATTAAGACACCTACATAGGAGGGTAACTAATGGCCAATACAACTTCAGGCACAGTTACTTTCGACAAAACTTTTGCAGTAGATGAAATTATTGCAGAAGCATATGAACGAATAGGTTCACAAGTAACTTCTGGATATCAATTAAAAACAGCAAGACGTTCTTTAAATATAATGTTTCAAGAATGGGGAAATAGAGGTTTGCATTACTGGGAAGTAGGGGAAGCTGATATTAATCTTGTTGAAGGTCAAGCAGAGTATATTTTCTTTAGAGCAACTTCTGATGGCACTAGTGCTGTCACAAATCCTGCTGATACTTATGGTGTAGCCGATATCCTTGAAGCAACTTTAAGAGCAGATAGAACTGCAGTAGATCAAGCAGATTCTTTAATCACAAAAATCTCAAGATCAGTTTATTCTTCTTTAGCAAATAAATTATCTAAAGGAACACCCTCTCAATATTTTGTTCAAAGATTTATAGATAAAACTACAATGACAATTTATCCAACTCCAGATTCCACTAATGCAGCTAAAGCAATAAATTTTAATTTTATAAAAAGAATACAAGACGTAGATGGAACTTACACAGATGCAACAGATGTGCCATTTAGATTTGTACCTTGTATGGTATCTGGATTAGCTTTTTATTTAGCTCAAAAATTTAGTCCACAATTAGTACAACAAATGAAATTATATTATGAAGATGAATTATCTAGAGCATTGTCTGAAGATGGTTCTCCTAGTAGCACTCATATAGCACCAAAAATTTATTACCCAGGATAATTAATGACATTAGCAAGAGGAAAATACGCAAAAGCAATATCGGATAGATCAGGAATGGAGTTTCCATATAATGAAATGGTTCAAGAATGGAATGGTCATTTTGTGCATATATCTGAATTTGAAGAAAAACATCCTCAATTAAATATTAGTTCAAATACAGGAGAAGGTATTGGTTTATCTAATGCTAGACCCGATAGAGCTGAAACAGAAGTAGCAAGAATTTTAAGCCCTAATCCTTTTCAAACAATTGCAGCTTCATCTGGAATTATAAATGTATTTGAAAAATCTCATGGTAGGTCAACAGGTAATACTGTAAGATTTAGAGGACCAATTCATACTTCATCTGATCCAGATGGTTTTGAAAACCCTAAAGGTTTTGATGGAATAACAGGAGCAAATATTGCAAAAGCTGCAGGATATTCTATCACAGTCGGTAAAAGAGATTCAAGCGGAAATATTACAAACACAACAGATTTCTATCACTTTACTGTAGATACAAACACTGCTACAACAGGTAGTATATCAGGAGGAGGCAATAGTTGTTCGGCTGGTCCAGCAACTATAACAGCATAATATGGCAGGTTTTACTTACGCAACATTAACAACAGCAATTCAAAACTATACAGAAGTTTCAACTTCTGTATTATCAAGCACAATTACAGATCAGTTTATTGATAATGCTGAACTTAGAATTTTTAGAGAAATACCTATTGATGCTAATAGAAAAGAAATGGTAGGTAATCTTACTGCTTCAACAGATAATATTCATGTTCCTGCGGGAGCTTTATTTGTGAGAGGTGTTCAGGTTTATACATCTACATCAGTTGCAACAGGAGCTAATAGTTGGTTAGATAAAAAAGATATTAGTTATTTAAGAGAATACGACGCTGCTCAAACAACAACAGGCACACCCAAATATTATGCGATGTCAGGCGGAGCAGAAGGAACAGGCGCAACATCGTCAGGAAGAATAACAGTTGTTCCTACACCAAGCTCAGCTTTTATGTACAGAATTCATTATAATGCTAGACCCACTCCTCTAAGCTCAGCGAATACTACAAATTTCATTAGCTTAAATTTTGGAAATGGTTTATTGTATGCCTGTTTAGTTGAGGCATATGGCTATTTAAAAGGTCCAATGGATATGTTACAACTTTATGAACAAAAATATCAAACTGAAGTACAAAAGTTTGGTGGAGAACAAATAGGTAGAAGAAGACGAGATGATTATACGGATGGAGAACCTCGTATACCTGTTCCGTCTCAGACACCGTAAGGAATTAAAATATGGCAACACTCACAGTATCAGTCAAAGAAGCAATTACACTTAACAATGTCGATTATGGATCGGAACGATCTTTAGATATTGCTAGTGTAAATGAAATAGTAAAAAGAGTCGTAACGGCATCTACAACAGAATGTGGATTAATTGGATTTTTATCAGCACTCAGTAGTGTTGGTGTAAGCGCTAACAAAGTAGGTTATGTTGCAGGAATGTTTGATGATGGTGATGTTAGATATATTAGAATTACAAATTTAGATTCATCAAATTTTATTACGTTAACGTTTAGAGATGAAGACAATACAGAATTTAGAATGAAGGTTGACGCTGGTCACTCGTTTATTTATCCAGGTGATAATAGCGGTGGCGTTGTGGACACGATGAAAGCATCAGGATCCGCTTTAGCTTCAGGCCTTTCAGATTTAGTAGATATTACAGTTGATACAGATACTGCATCATGTGATGTAGAAATATTTGTGGGAAGCGCGTAGAATAAATGGCATCGACATATACAGATATTGGCACAGAGTTAATGACCACTGGCGAAAACGCCGGTAACTGGGGAACAAAAACTAACACCAATATAAAAATTTTAGAAGAAGCCCTTCGTGGCTATGTTGCACAATCTATTGCAGGTAGTGCTCAGACTACAGCTTTAACATATTCAGATGGTTCGACAGGTGATGCTGCTCGAAACATGGTGATTGCTTTAACAGGATCGATTACAGGAAATCAAGTTGTAACCGTTACCGCTAAAGAAAAATTATGGATTGTCGATAACCAAACGTCTGGTGCTTATACCGTTCAGTTTATGGTATCAGGTCAAACAGGTGTCACTTGGGCGACAACCGACAAAGGAACAAAAATACTCTATTGCAATGGTACCGATGTTATTGACTCAGATATTGGTGGTGTTGGCTCTTATGATTTAAATGGTGAAGAATTAATTTTAGATGCGGATGCGGATACAAGTCTTACAGCAGATACAGATGATCAAATTGATATTAAAGTTGGCGGAACAGATCAAATAACAATTAAAGACGGAGCATTATCGCCTGTCACTACTAATGATATTGATCTTGGTACTGCATCATTAGAATTTAAAGACGCTTTTTTTGATGGCACAGTAACTTCAGATGCTTTTGCAGGTCCTTTAACAGGAAATGTAACAGGAAACGCTTCTGGTACAGCAGCTACAGTAACAACTGCAGCACAATCAAATATAACAAGTCTCGGAACTCTTACAACACTTACAGTTGATAATGTTATAATCAATGGTTCTACTATTGGTCATACAGGAGACACAGATTTAATAACAGTAGCTTCAGGAATAGCTACAGTAGCCGGTGAAGTTTCAATGACTACACTGGACATAGGTGGAACAAATGTTACATCTACTGCTGCAGAATTAAACATCCTTGATGGTGTAACTTCAACTGCTGCTGAACTTAATATCCTAGATGGAGTTACAAGTACTGCGGCAGAACTAAACGCCCTAGACGGAATTACTGCAGTAGTCGGAGAGCTTAATGCTCTTGACATAGGCAGTACAGCAGTTGGTACAGCCGTAGCTTCTAAAGCTATTATACTAGATTCTAATAAAGATTACACAGGCTTAAGAAACTTAACAATTACTGGTGAGCTAGACGCAGCTACTTTAGATATTAGTGGTAACGTAGACATTGATGGTGTTTTAGAAACAGACAATCTAACAGTTGGTGGTGCTCAAGGTTCTGACGGACAGGTGCTTACTTCAACAGGAAGTGGTGTAGGTTGGGAAGATGCTGCAACAGGTATAACTAATAAAACTTTTGGAACTTCTTCAATAATGATTGGAGACAGTTCTACAGGAACTATAGATGCTGCTAACTATAATACTGGTTTAGGTATTGATGTTTTTGCAGCACTTACTACTGGTGATAATAATACAGCCATTGGTTTTGCAGCTTTAGACGCAAACACAACGGGTTCAGACAATACAGCCGTTGGTATGAACGTACTTGGAGCAAATACTACAGGTTACAGCAACGCAGCAGTAGGTGGTTCCGCAGCTTTTTTGAGTGCAGCTATGGCAGCGAACACCGAGGGTCACGCTAATTCTGCTCTTGGTTCAGGTGCTTTAACAGCAAACACTACTGGCTCTGGCAACACTGCGGTGGGCAAAGCAACCATGTATGTAAGTAGCACGGGTAGCAACAACGTAGCAATTGGTTCAGGTGCTTTAACAGCAAACACCACAGCAGCTTCCAACACAGCCGTTGGATTTAATGCAATGGCAGCAAACACCACTGGTGCTACTAACGTAGCCGTTG